TTTGGAAAGAGCAAATGCCACTAAACAAGAAGGGTAAAAAGATAAAAAAAGCCATGTCAAAGACTTATGGCAAGAAAGAAGGTGCAAAAGTGTTTTATGCAAGCATAAATAAAGGCAAAATTAAAGGAGTTAAGAAAAAATGATGAATTTATTAGTAGGTCCCCTTGCTAATCTTGTGGGTAATGCCGTCAAAGGTTTCGTAGAGACAAAAAAAGCAAAAGCAGACTTAGCATTAACTGAAATTAAGGCACAAAAGAGCTTGAAAGAAGCTCAAATTGCGGGAAAAATTTCGTGGGAGGCCAGTGCGGTCGATCAAATGAAAGGGAGCTGGAAAGACGAGCTAATTTTAATATGCCTGTTGGTTCCGGCGGTGGCAGTATTCATTCCAGGATGGACTCCACACATTAAAGAGGGTTTTGAGGCATTACACTCACTACCTGATTATTATAAACATCTTTTATACATAGCTTGTTCAGCAAGTTTTGGTATTAAGGGAGCAAAAGGAGCTATGGGATTAATAACCAAAAAAAAATAATGAGTTGTTGCACAAGAAAAAGAACATGGAAAGACTATATGTTTTTACCAACTGCAGTGATCTGTACTATCATAGGTTTTGCAATGTTGTTAAGTGTTGAAATGGCTATAGCTAAAGCATTTGGGTTTTTATAGTGTGCGAAGGTTGCGATACTCTTTGTGTGAAATGTGAGTCGATGATGGAACAATGTCAAAAATGCGATTGTCTATGCCACTGTGACCAGTCCTGTATAGAGTGTGGTTGTGTAGGATGTGAACATGAAGAAACCAAAGAGGCTAACTAAAACTATACCTCCAAAAAAAGGACCTGTGCCACAAGGGTTGCAAATAAATTCCAATAAGATACAAATAGTTAAGACAAACAAAAAAGGAACTTAACTGTGAAACAAACTTATTTTAATATACCTGGGTGGTTTAATTACTCAGAGACTTACGACATGATTGTTGACCAAGTACCTGACGACGGAAAGATCGTAGAGATAGGATCTTTTTTAGGTAGATCAACTCATTACTTAGCAACATCCCTTATGAATGCAAATAAAGAACAAGTTAAAATTTACTGCGTAGATACTTTTGAGGGATCTTCTGAACATGTAAATTTAAAAATACCAAAAGATTTTTTATCTATGTTTAAAGAAAATTTAAAATTTTTTATAGGTAGAGAAATGGTAATACCTGTGCAGGGTAGATCAGATAGTCAACAAGTCCTTGATAGATTTGATGATGGCTCAATAGATTACATTATGGTCGATGGTGCACATGAGCATGAACCCGTATTAGATGATATGGAAAATTGGTGGCCTAAATTAAAACTTGAAGGTGTAATGTTCGGAGATGATTTTCAATTAGAATCTGTTAGTCAGGCAGTAAGACAAATGATGACTAAGCTGAAAACTCACGGCTTTAGTGTTAATGGTAGCACTGAACAAACTTGGTTTACTTCAAAAGAGGAGCATTACAAAAAATTTGAAAAAGTCTGTCCTGGTATTAATACTTTAGTATGAGCACTAGAGTAATTTATGAATTTCAAAAACAAATAAAGTTTTTCAAAGAACAACTTCACGATCATTTGACACAAGGGGTTGAAAGTTACGAAGAATATAAGTATATTCAAGGAAAGATACATATGATAGACATATGCCAACAGGAGCTTTCTCGCCTGCTGGACGATGAGGAGAAAATTGATGACTAAAACACTTTACGTGCCTGATCACATTATGGATAAATATAATAATCCTAGTGAAGGAGTTCAGGCGGACAGAACAGAATTACAAAAATTACCAAAACCAGTCGGTTGGCGAATATTGGTATTACCTTTTAAAGCGAAGCAGCAAACAAAAGGTGGAGTTCTACTTACAGATAAAACAATAGAAGATTCACAATTAACAGCATCAGTAGCTCTTGTGCTTGACACAGGTGATGATGCATATAAAGATAAAGAAAAGTTTCCTAATGGACCTTGGTGTAAACAAGGTGATTGGGTTGTGTTTGGCAGATACGCAGGATCAAGACTTAAAATTGAAGGAGGAGAAGTTAGGTTGCTTAATGATGACGAAATACTCGGCACTGTTGAAACGCCTGAAGATGTATTAACAATTATATAACATGGGAGGTTAACCATGCAAACAGAACTTAAAACTGCAAAAGACGAAAAGCTAGTCGATCTTGATACGTCAGGTGAGGGAGCAGAAGTCGAGCTAGAAGATAAGTCTCACGGCACTGTGGCACCTGATAAATATGAAGAAGTAAAGACTCAAGAAAAAGATCCTTTAAAACCTAAAGTTGAAGTCCAAGATGAACAAACTGAGGAGATGGATCAATATTCCGATAAAGTTAAAAAGAGAATTGATAAATTAACTTTTAAAGTCAGAGAAGCTGAAAGAGAAAGAGAAGCTGCTCTTGTATTTGCACAAAACGTACAAAAAGAATTAACTGATGCAAAGTCAAAAGCTTATGACATCGATAAAGGCTATATGTCTGAAAGCGAAGTGCGTAATAAAATGGCTGCAGACTTAGCAAGGCAAACTCTTATTGCTGCAAGAGAGGCAGGAGATTACTCTAAAGAAGAAGAAGCACGACAAGCACTTACAAAGTTAGATTTAGAGTCAGAAAGAATAAGAGTCACAAAACAAAAGAAAGAGCAAGAATATGAAACCTTCCAAAAGGAAATGGAAAACCAACAGCAAGTCAATCCACAACCCACTGCTCCAAGACCACAACCTTCTGAAAAAGCTTTGGCTTGGGCTGAAAAAAATACTTGGTTTAGATCTGACGCTGAGATGACAGATTACGCTCAAAGAATACATCGAGGTTTAGTTGCAGAAGGATTTGACACTGAATCAGATGATTACTATAATGAGTTAACTTTAAGAGTTAAAAACAAGTTTCCTGAGTCTTTTGAAGACTCGGATCAGGCAACTAGAAGCGCTAAGATCGCCCAACCAGTCGCTTCTGCAACAAGGTCTGCAACCACAGGGCGCAAATCTGTTAGGTTGACACCTAGTCAGGTAAAAATAGCTAACAAGCTTGGAGTTCCTCTAAGTGAGTATGCTAAGTACGTTTAGGAGGTACACATGACAGATATAAAAACACCAAGAAGTGCACAAACAAGGGCTAAAGAGGAAAGAAGTAAACCTTGGAAGCCACCGTCTCAATTAGACGCACCACCATGTCCTGATGGATATAAGCAACGATGGTTACGACATAGAGTAAATGGTTCAGATGATACTAAAAACATCAACGCCAGACTCAGAGAAGGCTGGGAATTAGTCAGAGCTGACGAAAACCAAAAAGGTCTATACTCTGCATACAACGGAGAAATCAAAGCTTATCAGGGTGTCATCAGTGTAGGTGACTTGCTATTGGCAAGAATGCCTGTGGAAATGATTGAACAACGTAATGCATATTACAAGCAGAAGACTGATCAACAGACTGAAGCATGGGAATCAGATCCACTTAGAGAACAACATCCAAGTATGCCTATGAATCAAGATAGGCAAAGTCGTGTATCTTTTGGTGGCGGTAATAAAAAACCATCTTAAGATACTTAATAATAAAGGAGATGAACTATGGCAAATCAACAAGGAAACTTTGGATTTCGTCCTGTGCAAATGCTAGGTGGTGCTTATAATGGTCAAGGCCAACAAGAAGTATCAATTGCAAGCGGAGAGACAAATTCAATATTTCAAGGTGATCCAGTTGTATTAAATGCAAATGGATCGATTTCACGTGGATCTTCTGCTGGTGCTGAACTTTTAGGTATTTTTAATGGTTGCTTTTATACAGACCCAACAACGTCTAAACCAACTTTTTCTAATCACTACCCGGGCGGCATTGCAGCAAGTGATATCGTTGCTAACGTAATCACAGATCCAGATGTCATTTTCGAAGTCAAAGTAGACGACGCAAATGGCGGAATAGCCCAGGTTGGTTCAACAGCTAACATCGCAACATATAGTGCAGGAGATACAACTTCAGGTATTTCAAACGTTGCATTAGATGGTGGCTCGTTTGCAACCAGCAGTGGCTCAAACTTCGCTGTGTACGCACTTTCAACAGATGTGGACAACAGTGACTATACTGCAGCTAACGCTAACATTTTAGTTAGAATTAATAAGCATCAGTATAGAGATACTACAGGTATATAGGAGGTTAAACTATGGCTATATCTAGAAGTCAACTCGTTAAAGAGTTAGAGCCAGGTTTGAACGCTCTGTTCGGCTTGGAGTATGGGCGCTACGACGCTCAACACGCAGAAATCTATGAGACAGAAACTTCAGATCGTGCATTCGAAGAAGAAGTAATGTTATCAGGTTTCGGTAATGCAAGAACGAAGAGTGAAGGTGGATCAATTATCTATGATAATGCAACAGAAACTTTCACAGCTCGTTACACACATGAAACAATTGCACTTGGTTTTGCAATCACTGAGGAAGCTGTTGAAGATAATCTTTATGACAGAATCTCAGCAAGATACACAAGAGCACTTGCACGTTCCATGGCAAACACTAAACAGGTGAAAGCAGCAAACGTTTTAAATAACGGTTTTGATAATAGTTTCCCTGGTGGTGATGGTGTAGCACTTCTTTCTGACGCACACCCGCTTGTAGCAGGTACATTGAGAAATGAACTTGCAGTCGCTGCGGACCTTAATGAATCATCACTTGAGCAGTCATTAATTGATATTGCTGCTTTCACAGATGAGAGAGGTTTATTAATATCAACTCAAGGTAGAAAACTTATTATTCCTTCTGAGTTACAATTCGTTGCTGACAGATTAACTGAGTCTGCTTTCAGACCTGGTACTGCTGATAACGATATTAACGCAACAAGAAATATGGGTATGATTCCTGAGGGATACACAGTAAACAACTACTTAACTGATCCTGATGCATTCTTCATTAAAACTGACATTCCTAACGGATTCAAATTATTCCAAAGAAGTCCAATTAGAACTTCAATGGAAGGTGACTTCGACACAGGTAATGTAAGATACAAAGCTAGAGAGAGATACTCATTTGGTTTCTCAGATCCTAGATGTGTATTTGGTTCACCAGGTGCGTAAGCATTAAATAACTAAATTAATAAGGGCGGTTGTCTTTGACTCCGCCCTTTTTTTATGCGATATTGAAAT